GAGATTGGCCATGTCACATGGCGGACGACGCCCTGGCGCCGGCCGAAAACCCGGGTCAACCAACAAACCGGACTCGCTGACCAGCCGCTTCGCCGCTGCCCAGGCCCGGATCGTCGAACTCGAGGAAGAACGCGACGCGGCGCAGGCCGAGCTGGCCGGCGCGCAGACCGCGACGGCGGCGGCCGAAGACCGCGCGCGCAAATTGCAGGAATTCATCAACGCGCTGCCGATGACGCCGCTCGACGTGATGCATCGCGCCATGATCCAGGCCCTGACGGACGGAAACTACGTCGAAGCCGGCCGCATCGCCGCCCGCGAGGCGCCCTATATCCACCCGCGGTTCAAGCTCGAGGANGAGCGGCTTAAGAGGCACGCCATGCAGCAGGCCGACATGTTCGAGTCGGCGCCTGCGCCGTCAGCAAATCCAGCGACCAATGGCGCCGATGCAAAACCCGCCGACCCATGGGACGAACTTGTCCCGGTCAAGCACTGACGCCGCAATTACGTGGCCTGGGACCTGAGCTGCGCCGATTGGCAGACGCGTCTGCGCGAAGGCCGGCCGCCGATCGCGGACCTCCCTCTCTTCGATGCCGATGCCGATCGGGCTGCCCGTATATTCAACATGCTGCGCCTGCCCGACGTGCCCGGCACACCGATGCTCGCCGATGCCGCGGGCCCATGGTTCCGCGATGGAGTCGTTAGGCCCGCGTTCGGTTCCTTCGACGCGGCCCGGCAGGAACGGTTCATCCGCGAAATCTTCGTCCTCGTCGGCAAAAAAAATTCGAAAACGACCTATTGCGCCGGGCTTTCTCTCGTCTGGCTGCTGCTCAACGAACGTCCCCGTGCGCGCGGCCTNATGGCGGCTCCGACGCAAGACATCACCGACGTCGCNTTCAGCCAGGCCGCTGGCATGATTCGTCTCGACAAAGGTTTGATGAACCGTCTGCGAATCCAGGACCACATCAAGACGATCACGAACTACAGCACGGGCGCCTCGCTCGAAATTCTGACCTTCGATCCGTCGGTGCTCACCGGCCAGATTCCGACTTTCGCCCTCATCGACGAGATCCACGAGATTGCCAAATCGTCGAAGGCGGCCAACGCCCTCGGCCAGATCCGCGGCGGCATGGAGCCGGTCCCCGAAGCCCTGCTGATTGAAATCACGACGCAGTCCGACTCGCCGCCGAAAGGCATTTTCAAAAGCGAGCTTGCCAAGGCGCGAGCCGTGCGCGACGGCCGGAACAAAGTCACGCGCATGCTGCCGGTGCTTTACGAGTTTCCGGAAAAAATCGCCGGCGATCGCGCGCAATGGTCCAACATCCAAAACTGGCCGATGGTCGTTCCGAACGCTGGCCGCTCGATCCAGATTTCCCGCCTGCACGAAAGTTATCTCACCGCCGTCGAGACCGGCCAGGAAGAGCTCATTCGCTGGGCCTCGCAGCATCTCAACATCGAGATCGGCGTCGGCCTCAAAACAGACCATTGGCCTGGCGCGCGCCATTGGGAACAATGCGCCGGCGCACCCATCACACTCGAGGAGTTGATCGAGCGGTCCGATGTCGTGGCTTATGGCATCGACGGCGGCGGCCTCGACGATCTGCTGTCAGGCGGCGCGCTTGGCCGCGAGAAGGACACGGGACGCTGGCTCGTCTGGGTGCATGCCTGGATGCACGAAAACGTGCTCGAGCTTCGAAAACAGGAAGCGCCGACGTTCCGGGATCTCGAGGCTGCCGGCGACCTGACGATCGTGTCAAAAATGAGCGAGGCGTTCGAGCAGCTGGTCAAGGTGGTCGTCACAATCCGCGACAGCGGAAAGCTGGCCAAGGTCGGCGCCGATCCTTACGGCGTCAAAATAATTCTCGACATGCTGGCGCGCGAAAGCATTACGCAGGATGCCGGCCTTGTCGTCGGCATCAGCCAGGGATTTCGCCTGCAGGGCACCATCAAGGCGCTCGAGGACCGGCTTAGCGACGAAGATGTCGAGCACGGCGCCCAGCCGCTCATGTCCTACGCCGTCGGCAATGCGAAGGTCGAGACAAAGGGCAACGCGATCCTCATCACGAAGCAAGCTTCGGGCATCGGCAAGATCGACCCGCTGATGGCGTTGCTGGACGCGGTCGCTGTGTTACTCGACGCCCCCGAGGCCAGTGCGTCCGTTTATAGCGAAGAGCGCGGCCTGCTGATCTTCGGTTGAGGGGCAAGCATGGGGATTTTGTCGCGCCTCAGCGGATTGTTTCAAAGAAAGTCCACGCCCGAGGGCTGGTGGTCGGATTTTGGCCAGACAGGCAAGTCGGTCACCGGCATCAATGTTAACCAGTACACGGCCCTCAATTCAACCGCCGTCATGGCGGCCGCGACCATGCTTTGCGAAGACGTCGCAAAGCTGCCGTGGACAATCATGCAAAAATCGGAAACTGACGCGCGGCGCGAAGCAACCGGGCACTATCTTTACGATCTGCTGCAAGAGCCGAACGACTGGATGGATGGTTTCGAGCTGCGCGAGATGATGATGATGGGCCTCGTCCTTCGGGGCAACGCCTATGCCATCATCAAGCGCGACTTTCGCGGAAAGCCGGTCGCGCTGATCCCTTGGAACCCGGATCGAGTGCTGCAATGGATTTCGGTCACGGGCGACATTTATTACCATTTCACGACCTTCAACATCCACGAGCAGGCGATCATCCGGAACCTCGGAAATCAGATCGTCAACACCCTTTTGCCGGCCGAAGATGTTCTTCACATTCGCGGTTTTTCAACCGACGGGCTTGTCGGCCTCTCGCGCATTTCTCTCGCGCGCGAAGCTATCGCGCTCGGCCTGGCGCAGGAGCAACAGGCCGCGCGTTGGATGGGGCAGGGCGCCAAGCCCAGCGGCATGCTGACGACGGATCAGAAACTTACGCCGGAGGCGGCAAAGCGCCTGTCGGCTGACGTCAAGGAGATGATGTCGGGCCTGCAGAACTCCGGCAAGATCCTCGTCGGCGAGCAGGGGCTGAAATTCAGCCAGTTCGCCATGACGTCGGAAGATCTGGAATTCATCGCTTCCCGGCAGTTTCAGCTTCAAGAGGTCGCGCGCATCTTCCGCATTCCGCCCCATATGATGGGCGAGCTCAGCCGCTCGACGAACAACAACATCCAGCAGCAGGCGCAGGAATATATCAATTTCACGCTGACGGGTTACACGAACCGCTGGACCACGAAAATGTCCCANTGCTTCGGCCTGCGGCGCGACAAGCTCTCGATCGAATTCGACTATCGCGCGCTCACCACCGCCGACATGTCGTCGCGAATCAACAATTGGCGCGTCGCGATCATGTCGATGATCGCAACGCCGAATGAGGCCCGCATCGATCTCGGCTGGGAGCCGCTCAAGCAGGATGGCGCCGACACGCTGCATTATCCGGCAAATATGGCTGCGGCCGGCAGCCAGTCCACACCCGGAGCGCCAGACGGCGCTGGGCGGCCAACAGCGGAAACCGAAGACCCGCTGAAGGCTGCGTGATCAACCCGCAATTCTGCAGATGCTTGCGGCGGCCCGCCAGGCCCCTGGAGGATTCATGCGACACCGAGCGTTCCCGGGCTATGGTCCCGACGTCGAGGGGCGCTATCAGCGTTCCTGCCAGTGGCTGCTGGCGACCATGTACGGCAGCGAAAAAGCCGCTGACTGGTGCAAGGCGAACGGCGTGCCGATCGCCAAGGCCGCCGGCGAGAGCATCGGGTCTGCCGGCGCTTTCCTCGTCCCGACCGAATTGTCCAATGCCATCCTCGACATTCGCGATCGGTATGGCGCCATGCGCCGGCGCGCGCGCATTATGCCGATGGCGTCCGACAACACGATCATCCGCCGCCACACCAGCGGCGCGACGGTCTCGTTCATCGGAGAGGGCGTCGCGTCATCGCAACCGACGATCGCGCCGGACTCGATCAATCTGACCGCCAAAAAACTGGCGGCTCTTGTACAAATTTCCAGCGAGCTCGAGGACGACGCGTCCGTCGACGTGGTTGATTACGTAGCCAACGAAATCGCGGTCGCCTTCGCCGCGCAGGAAGACGATTGCGGCTTCAACGGCGACGGCACTTCAGCCTATGGACGCATGCGCGGTATAGGCACGATCGTGCTCGATGGCGCGCATGCCAAGGCGAAAGTCACCGCGGCCGGCGGCCACAACACGTTTCTGCTGCTCGACTCGACGGACCTTGGCAACCTGGTGAGCGCCGTCCGCGCCTCGGCCATTCCAAATGCGGCCTGGTACTGCTCGCAGACCTGCTTTGCGCAAACGTTCATTCGCCTTGCCGGCGGCACCGGTTATCTGCCGGCGCAAGAGCTCGACGGCGTGATGACGCCCTACTATCTCGGCTTCCCCGTCATTCTGACGCAGAAGCTGCCGCTGATCAGCACCTCGCTCAGCGGCAAGGTCATGCTGGCCTTCGGCGATATGTATGCCGGTGCCGTCCTCGGCCAACGTCGCGGGATCACATTGGCGCGCTCGTCCGACCGCTATCTCGATCAGGACGAGATCGCAGTTCTCGCAACTGAGCGGTTTCATATCAACGTCCACGATCTCGGCGACAACNCGAACGCCGGTTCCATTGCGGCGCTCGTCGCCCCGTAACCATAGCAGAGGGCACACGCATGTCGCGCAAGCTGCTGACGGCCGACGAATTTCGTTCTTCGGCCAGGGATGATTCCGACGCGCTCGGAACGATCATGCGGGTCGCCGTGAGCGAGCCGGAAGCCGCCGCCGGCGACCGCAAGATGCGGTTTATGTTCAGCGATGGCACCGTCGATCGTTCGGGCGACAGCATCGACCCTGCCGGCTGGCAGACGGCCACCTTCATGGACAATCCCGTCGCGCTTTGGGCGCACGACAGCTACTCGCCGCCGATCGGCCGCGCGTCCAACGTCGGCGTCGTCGGATCGAAGCTGATGGGCGACATCGAATTCATGGCGGCCGACATCAGCCCGTTCGCGGATTCGATCTATCGCATGGTCAAAGCTGGTTTTGTGCGTGCGGTCAGCGTCGGATTCATCCCGCTGAAATGGGCGTTCACGAACGACAAGGATCGGCCTTACGGCATCGATTTCCTGAAACAGGAACTGCTCGAAATTTCGGTGTGCCCGGTGCCGTGCAACCCGAATGCGCTGAGCGACGCAAAGGCAATGGGCATCGACACGGGGCCGCTGCGCGAATGGGCATCGAAGCTGCTCGATGAGGGGTCGTGCGTCTTGGTTCCGCGCAATCTTCTCGAGGAGACGTTCCGCCAGGCCAAGACGCCGCGCACCGTGCGGCAGAAATATCTGGCCAAGTCGAAAACGCCCGAATGGAAAGTGGGCGCGGCGCGCGACCTGCCGGTCGACGAAAAAGACGAATGGGACGGCGCGGCCGCGGCCAAGCGCATGCTCGACGCCGCCGGTTTCGACGGCGATGCGCCCGACACCGAAAAAGCGGCGAAGGGCTTCCTGATTCATGATGCGGCCAACCCGCTGCTGCGCGGCAGCTACAAGTTGCCGTTTGCCGATGTCGTCGACGGAAAACTGACGGCGATCAAGGGCGGCGTCAGCGCGGCCAAAGGCCGGCTCGACCAGGCCGACGCGCCCGGCGATGTCCTCGACGAAGCCAGTGCCGTTGTCGACGCCTATGAGAAAAAAATGGCGCAGGGAAAATCTGCGCCTGCAGGTCAAATCAAGGCCGGCCGGGCCATCAGCGCGGCCAACGCCGAACTGCTGCAGAAGGCGATGGACTATCACGCGTCCGCGACCGAGTGCATCAAGACCGTCCTCGCCGGCAGCGCGCCGGACGATGGCGATGGAGCCGACGACGAGCCCGACAACGATCCGGACGACAAGCCCGTTGTGATCACTGTCGAACCCGCAAAAACGCTGACCGAGGCGGAAAAGCGAGCACAGCGCATCGCCGAAGCCAAGGCACTGCGGGCCGCCGCAAAAGTCTGAACGAGCATTAGTTCAATTCCATTCAATCCGGCCCGGCTTTTGTCGGGACGATGCCGCGCAACGCGTCGCTGGCGAGATCGCCCGATTTCCCCGCGCCTGGGCAACGCACCAGCGAAAATGGAAAATTGCGATGAGCAAGAAACACGAAATCAAGATGGCGCTCGGAAAGCTGTCCGACGAGATCGAGGTGATGGCCGGGAAGTCCGAGGATGAGGGCTTCAAGCAGGACATCTATGACGCGATGAAGGAAAAGTTCGTCGAGCTCAACAAGCAGTTGGGCCGCGTCGAGGAAGCCGAGAAGATCGCCACGAATCTCGCCACCCCGGTTCCCGGCCAGGATCGCCTGACGCCGTTTGCNCCGCCGAGCGCGCACAAGCTTTNCGGCACGCTTAAGAACTTCAAGGACCGCGAGATCGAAGGCCGCACGGTCAAGGCCATCGACCAGGCCTACACCGCCGGCATGTGGATCAAGGCGACGCTCTTCAACAATGCCGAGGCGCAGGACTGGTGCAAATCGCGCGGCGTGCCAATCAGCAAGGCGCAAGGCGAAGGCGTCGACAGCGCCGGTGGCTTTCTGGTTCCCGAAGAGCTCATGGCGAACGTGATTGTGCTTCGCGAAACCTATGGCGTCTTCCGGCAGCAATGCCAGGTGGTCCCGATGGGCTCCGACACGCTCAACTGGCCGCGCCGCACCGGCGGCCTAACGGCGTCATTCACGGGTGAAAACACCGCCGTCACGGAATCTTCGGCCGCTTGGGACAACATCAATTTGACCGCCAAAAAGCTGGGCGTTCTGACCCGCATGTCGACCGAAATCGAGCAGGATGCGGTCGTGGCGATTGCCGACTGGCTCGTCGGCGAAATGGCTTATGCGTTCGCCTCTAAGGAGGATGACTGCGGTTTCAACGGCGACGGCACATCGAGCTATGGCGGCATGCGCGGCACGACCGTCATTGCGGTCGATTCCTCGCATACGGCCGGCAAGTTCACGACCTCGAGCGCCACACTCAGCTCGCTGGTCTTGAAAGACCTGACCAGCACGATGGGCCTGCTGCCGCAATACGCGATCACCAATGCCAAATGGTACATGTCGCAGCAGATGTTCTACACGGTCGTCGCCAACCTCCTGGCGANTGCCGGCGGCAACCGTCTGGACATCCTCTCGCAAGGCATCGAGAAGCGCTTGCTGGGCTTCCCGGTCGTGATCGCACAAAAGCTGCCGATCTCGGCGCCTGGCTCGGGCAAGGTGCAGTTCCATTTCGGCGACCTTACCAAGGCAGCGATGATGGGAGAGCGTCGCGGCATGACCATCAAGCGGTCCGACCACCGCTATTTTGAAAACGACCAAATCGGCCTGCTCGGCACCGAACGGTTCGACGTGAATTGCCATGACCTCGGCGACACGTCCGTCGCCGGCCCGCTGGTCTCCGCCGTCTCGCCGTAAGGCCAGAGCCCCCGGCCTCAGCCCCGCGCCGCCTGCGCGGGGCGTCCGCTTTCCTTCCATCCCCTTTCACCTAGAGCCCTAGGAGTCTTCCATGCTTCCGGCTGCCAAACTGATTCTGGACGCCAACACCGGCAACATCGGAGCGCTGACCAATGGCGCGACCGGCACATCTGCCAACATCGACACGCTCGGCTTCGACTTCGTCACCATCGACGTCGCCGCCACCACGCAATCCGCCTCGACGCAGGCCGGCTCCCCGTCGGTCCTGAAGCTTCAGGAGAGCGACACGACGGTCGTCACCAGTTTCGCTGATGTTGTGGGCTTCCGGGGCGCCTCGGCCACGGCGACGAATGTCGATTTCGTGGTCGGAATCGGCAAGACCTCGGGCGTCAACGCCTACAAGTTCAACGTCGATTGCCGCAACCGCAAGCGCTACATCAACGTGGTTGTCAGTCCGACGACGACGCAGACCTTCTACGTGTCGGCTAATGGCTTCCGCGGCGAGCAATCGCCGTCGACCGCCGCCAAGGCTGGCGTCCTGTCCCTCATCGAGGGCTGACGCCTTGACTCAACATAACGCCGACCAGGTCGCGTTTATCGCGGCAACGCTCCTGCAGGGCCGGTTCGACGCTGAGCCTCATCAGATCAGCAAGGCGGTCGCGACCGCGCGCGTGATCCTCGATGCGGCCCAGCCTGCGGAGGAGCCAGAGGCGCTTGCACCGCTGGCCTCAACCGCAACCGAAAGCGGCGAAACCCACACCTGACTTTCCCGGTTCGCCCGACAGCGAAACGAACGTCAGCGCTGACCAGTGGGGAACGGGTGTCGGCCCGTTCCCCACGACCCTCCCGACAGAGGCGATACCGACATGAAAAAACGTGCCTTGATCACCGGCATCACCGGCCAGGACGGATCCTATCTGGCCGAGCTGCTGCTCGAAAAGGGATACGAGGTCCACGGCGTCGTGCGCCGGGTCTCGCAACCGAATTTTGCGAATATTTCCGGAATTCTGCCGCGGCTGACGCTTCACACCGGCGACATGACCGACGGAACAAGCTTGTTCCGGATCATCCACGAGGTGCGGCCTTACGAGATCTACAATCTCGCCGCCATGAGCCAGGTGCGCGATTCTTACGATCATCCGGAAGTGACGCANGACGTCAACGCCGGCGGCCTGCTGCGGATCATGGAATCCTGCCGCACGCTGGGCTTGCGGCCAAAAATCTACCAGGCCTGTTCGAGCGAGATGTTCGGCAAGGTGCGCGAAACGCCGCAGACCGAGCAGACACCATTCTATCCGCGCAGCCCCTATGGCGCGTCCAAGGCAGCCGCCTACAATCTGGCGAAAGTCTGGCGCGAAGGCTACGGCACCCGAATCTATTGCGGCATCCTGTTCAACCACGAAAGCCCCCGCCGGGGCCCGGCATTTCTGAGCCGCAAAGTGTGCATCGCCGCTGCGGAAATCGCGGCCGGCCTGCGCGAAAAGCTGACGCTCGGCAACCTCGATGCGACGCGAGACTGGGGCTATGCGAAGGAATATGTCGCCTGGATTCATGCAATCATGCAGCATGAGGAGCCCGACGATTTCGTCATCGCAACAGGCGAGACGCATTCGGTTCGAGAATTTGTCGCCGCCGCCTTCGCACGGGCCGGGATTGCCGACTGGGAGCGCTATGTCGATTACGATCGCGGCCTGACGCGGCCAGCGGAGGTCGACACGCTCCTCGGCGACGCATCAAAGAGCCNCCGCGTTCTCGGGTTCGAGCCAAAAGTCAAATTCGCAGAACTCGTCAACATCATGGTCGACGCCGAGGTGGAGAAGCTGCGGACCGGTCACAGCGACGACCGCAGGGATCTCGCGAGTTTCCCGGAAGCGAAACTGATTACCGTCAAGAAAGACACGGTCCTCGGTCGCCATTATCACATGCGGAAGGACGAGCGGTTCATCCTGTGCGAGGGCGAAGGAACCCTTCTGCTCGGCCTTTCGCGACCTGGTTCACCACCGTCTGCCGTTCCCATGGTCATTGGGAAGATCTACACCGTCGAGCGCGGCACCTGCCACGAATTTCAATTGAAGGCAGGCAGCATCCTCGTCGGGCTGAACTCGCGGCCCTACGATCCCAGCGACGATTACCGGCTGGAGGATTGCGCTTGATCCGCCTTGATCTCGGCGCCGGCGCCGTATNGCCGGCTGGGTTTATTCCACTCGGGCGCGACCACGGCTCGGAAATCTTTCCGCTTCCCTATGCGGACGAAACCGTCGACGAGATCCGGGCGTCGCACGTCCTCGAGCATTTCCCCTATCGCGCGCTCGGCCAGGTGGTCGCCGAATGGGTGCGGTGCCTGAAAAAGGGCGGCAAGCTCAAGCTGGCCGTGCCCGACTTTGAGATGCTGGCCAAGGGCTA